TTAGAGATTGGAATGGCCCAAGCGGCACAATCTATTACTTCGATTTAGTATTAGAGAATGGCGAGGTAGGCCAAGTAGGAGTTAAGGACATGCAGAGCCCTAAGATTGCAGTAGGCGCTACTATTCACTACACAAGTGAAGAGCGCACTGGACCAACAGGCCGTAAGTCAACTAACATTAAGCTTCAGAATCCAATGCCTTACGCGAATAGCTCTACTCCAAGAGGTGCGGCGAATAGCGCTCCTAATTACCGCAAAGAATCACCTGATGTGCAGAATTCTATCAGCAGATCAGTAGCATTAAACAATGCTGTGTTATTCTGCAAAGAGCAGAAAGGTGCAAAAGCAAGTGATGTTATAGAGACAGCTGAGATATTCTTAGCATGGCTTAAAGAGGAATCTATGGTAGAAATTAAAGCAGTAACAAATGAAAGCGCAGACGATGAAATGCCATTCTAAGCTTACTCCATTTCACGCATGGGTGCGCAGTCATTTTATGACTGTCGCAGCCTTTGCGGAGGTGCTTGAGGTAAGTTACCCCACAGCTCAAAAGTACATTAAGCAGCCTCGCAGTATGAAGGTAAGCGACATAGGTAAGCTGGCTACAATTACTGAGGAGGAGATACCATACATTTTAGAATTAATGAAGGACTCAAAAAATTAAAAATTATGAAAAAAGAAGAAAAGGGATTTAGAAGCGTAATGTATTACATAAATACATATCATGAATTAGAGTTAAAATTTCAAGAGAATAAAATTTCCGCTTATCAATTTGGTATTGAGATGGCTAAATTAGTATTAGCATTTAAAGCTATGCATAAGCAGGAAATAGATTTAGCTTATGCTGATGGATCACGTATGACACATGATGAAATAACTCGAAAAGTATTAGATGATTATTACGAATCCAAATTTTAAGCCATGAGTAAAACAATAGATAGAAAGATAGCAGATATATTGCTGCTAATCCCTGCAGATGGGCAGCAGTTCGCACGTCAAAGATTAGATAACTTAGTGCGAGCTGTAAATGAGAGTGAGATACCTGAGCTTAAGTGGAAATCAATTAACGGTATAGCAGAATCACTTAATGAAGCCAAGGCTAAAGAGATGCTACAGGTAATATTTGAGCATGGCTACTGCACATGGGAACAGCTTAAAGGCAGGAGCAGGCATAGAGAGGTGAATGATATTAGGCAGATATGCATGTGGATAGTTCGTAACGGTACCAGCATGAGCTTTCAGAATGTAGGGCTAATATTTGTCAGGCATCACGCTACTATCCTGCACGCTGTTAAGCACGTAGAGGCAATGCTGCAAACCGATCCATTGTATAGAGCATGTGTACAGTCTATTTTAGATAAGCTACAGGATGCTAATTTGCAGAGAGTGTATAATAAATTAACTCAATAATCATAAATCAAATAATCACATGAAACAAACCACAATGAAATTCGACAAGAGAAGGAGAGAGCTTGTAACTATTCAAAGATTACAGCAGGCAGTAGATTCAATAGCTAACGGCACTATGATGAGTGAGGCTATGAAAGCTCATGGATTAAGTCCAGGCTTTGGAAAGTTTTTAGAAAGCGCGAGAATCCTTGCCAGGATAGATTATAAAACAGTAATAGTTTTAAAGCCAAAATTGGAGCGAAAAGATTACTATAGAGTAATGGAGCTTCAAAAGAAATACCATAAAAACAGTAAGGCAAATGGTAAAGCTACTTCTTACTATCCAGCACCTAAAGCAGATACTGATATGGTTGGATTAGTTAATATGCCATCTACTGAGCCTATCAAATTACAGCGCACTCCAAAACCAAGAGTAAAAAAAGCAGTAGCACTGCCATGGTGGAAGAGAATTTTGTTATATTTGGCCAATCATTAATCAATTAAACCAATATGACAACAATCTTATTGAAGCGCATTGAAGCGCTCGAAGAGAGGGTTAAAGCGCTTGAATCTAAGCGCTCAGCCTCTACTAAATTCACACCTCCATCACTATCAGATGTAGTAACCTACTTAGAAGATTTAGTCTTGGCTAAGAAATTCTATTGCCACTATGAGAGTAACGGTTGGAAAGTAGGTAAAAACTCCATGAAGAGCTGGAGAGCTGCTGCTGATCAGTGGAGAGCACGTGAGATTAACAATAAAAACACTACAGAAAATGAGCAAAGAATTGGCCGCATCAGTACTTCAGAGCTTCAGTCGTTCACTAAGCGCTGAAGAGAGAGCTATAGCTGAGTGCATTAGCTCACCTAAGCTTCATACATTATCTGAGCAGGAGTTTAGAGAGCTGATTGCTCAGGCTGCTGTGATAAATTCTATTAAGGCTTTACCTTCAGACATAGAAGTAACTCTGCTTCAGCAACTTACACAAACTACGTATCGCAGTACATCAATTAAGGATTGGCAAAATGCATTCTTATACAATGCAATAGGTAAAGACTTCGAAAGAGTAGAGGCATTTAACCTATTTAGCATCTCATTTATGGCCGATGTGCTTAAGAGATACGAAGAGTATAAGAGTAAAGTATGGCGAGAGCTGAATAAGGCGCTTATACTACCTGAAGCTGAGCCTAAACATGTAGAGCCTACTGATCCGGTTACAGCTTTGCATGAAGATGCAGAGAGATGGAATGCAGGTAAAGAAACATGGGTAGAGATATCTGCACCATACAACTGCCAGCGCCTCTTCCGCAAGGGAATCTATAAGAAATCTCAATGGCTACCCGAAGTATGGGCAAGATTCGAAGATATCGCCAAGCAAAAGGTAGAGGCTAAATTCAAGGCATCTAATAAAGTTATCTTAGGTGAAAGCGCTCAGTCTGAATTTGATGGCTTGCAAAAGATAGAGCTGAGTAGATTAATTTACATTGATATAATTAAACAAATTAACAAAGAGAAATCATGATACCATTCCACAAATCAATTAAGTGCTATAGACTTTTTTACGGCTATAAGCAAGACTACCTGGCATACAAGTTAGGCATTGAGCAATCTAACTATTGCCTTCGCGAGCAGGGCATAAGCAACTTTAAGGATCATGAGATAGAAATTCTTAAAGACTTGTTTAGAATAGAGATTCGGGAGGAGAAGCTGTGAAGCATGGCTCACTATTCAGCGGAATCGGTGGCTTCGATTTAGCTGCCGAATGGATGGGATGGGATAACATCTTTCACTGCGAATGGATGCCATTTCCACGCAAAGTTTTAAATCATTATTGGCCTAATTCTATAAGTTATGAAGACATCACAAAAACAGATTTCACTATTCACCGAGGAACAATTGACATCCTTACCGGTGGATTCCCCTGCCAACCTTATTCAAGCGCAGGTAAGCGACTTGGGAAAGAGGACGAGCGACACCTCTGGCCGCATATGCTCAGAGTCATTTCAGAAGTTAAACCAACCTACGTTGTGGGCGAAAACGTTCGTGGACTTGTTAATTGGTCAGGGGGATTGGTCTTCGAAGAAGTGTGCGTTGACTTGGAAAGTCAAGGGTACAGCGTACAACCGATACTACTGCCAGCTTGTTCCGTTGGCGCGCCACATCGAAGAGATAGAATTTGGTTTGTTGCCTACTCCGACAGTAATTCAAGGCGGAGCGCAGATAGTAATAGGCAAGCAGAAAAACAACACATATTCAGCGGGCCTTCACGATTTAGCGAAGAGCGGATTGTTACCAACTCCGACAGTATTCGACAGCACGAATGCGAGTGCGACAATGAAGAGCTCTCAAGTGAAAGAGGGATCAATGCACTCAATGACATTACCGAGAATGTTGAGCATGGGGCTGCTACATACACCAAGAACATCGGACAAGAACATGCATTGGAAAACGGAGAACTGGAAAGGGGACGATTTAGGCAGTCAAATAAACGAGGCTTTTGGAACACGTTCCCATCTCAATCCCCGATTTGTGGCGGAGATGATGGGCTTCCCCCCAAATTGGACGGAATTACCTTTTCTAAATGGCGACAAGAATCAATAAAGGGTTACGGAAATGCTATCGTTCCACAGGTAGCTTATGAAATTTTTAAGGTAATTGCTGAAATGGATGCAAGAGAAAAGGCACAACTGAAATTATTTTAGGCATTTCTTCCACTATTATAAGAGAGCTCAGCATAACGCTGGGCTTTTTTATTAATCTGAAGCACATGAATCTATTTAGAAAAAAAAAGGAAGTAGTAGATTTAAATGCGAAGCTGCTACCTGAGTTATGCAGCACTTATATTATTCAGTGGAACTACTCGGATGAGATAGGTATGGAGGCTATCTATGCGGATAACGTGCCTTTCATGTTCGATGCAAGAAAGTGCGTAGGCATCCAGGCAGAAGTAGAGTTCAGATCAGATGGCACTTACTACGTAGGGCAGCGCACATTAGCACTTATGCAAGGGGTGGATAACGCACTTGTAATAGATGTGCCTTACAACGAATTCAAAAAGCACTTTCAGGAATTAAAATCTAACATCATAACTAATGATTACATCATATCGCGAGGGTAGAAACGTCATTATCACTACTTGCAAGAGCGGTGATAAATTCTTAATGATGAGTGATATCCATTGGGATAATCCTCACTGCGACAGGAAGCTACTCAAAGCACACTTAGATAAATGCTTGGCTGAAAATATCTACTTCGCTGTGAATGGTGATTTATTTTGCGCTATGCAAGGCAAGTACGATCCGCGCAGAAGTAAGAATGACATTCGCCCGGAGCACAACGTGGCTAACTACTTAGATGCGCTTGTGAACACTGCAATAGATTGGTTTAAACCATACGCTCATTTAATGGTATTCGTGGGCTATGGTAATCATGAGACTGCTATAACTAAGAACTGTGAGACTGATTTAATAGAGAGATTTGTTAGCGGATTAAATAGAGAAGCAGGCAGCAATGTATTAGTAGGTGGCTATGGTGGGTGGTGGATTCACAGAGTGCTTAAGGGTAAGACTACTGCCATAGTATTTAAAACAAAATACTACCATGGAAGTGGTGGCGGTGGAGTAGTTACGAAGGGAGTAATCCAAAATAACCGAATGGGTGTTATGATAGATGGCGCTGACTGCATTTGGAGCGGACACGTTCACGAGCTATATCACCATGCCGACATGGTAGAGGAGTTAGCTTACGCTCATAATGGCGGCTATAGAATCAATATGAGATACGTGCATCATATCAGAACAGCAAGCTATAAAGAAGAGTATGATGAGGGTTACATGGGATTTCACGTAGAGCGCATGAGACCTCCTAAACCTTTAGGCGCTTACCTGATGGAACTGAATTTAGAGAGAGTAACTAAACCTATTGATAGTACGTACATTGTGCCTAACTTTGTGCAATGGCGCGACAAATAGAATACAATTTTAAGCCTCTTACACGACAAAGCGAGGCACTTAAATTCTTATCAGTAGATTCAGACGTTGAAACCATCTTGTATGGTGGAGCAGCAGGCGGTGGAAAGACTATGCTCGGCTGCATGTGGCAGATTCTTAGGCGCTTAAAATACCCAGGTACACGTTCACTTATTGGCCGAGCCAAGTTAGATACGCTTAAAAAGACTACAATGGCTACCTTCTTTCAGGTGGCTAATGAGATAGGGCTAAAGGCAGGCGAAGATTTCATCTATAATCAGCAGAGCCACATCATTAAGTTCAGCAATGGCTCAGAGATAATCTTAGCCGATTTGTTTCTCTACCCATCTGATCCTATGATGACTGACTTAGGAGGGTTAGAAGTCACTGATGTATTTATAGATGAAGCAACTGAGATAACCGAGAAGGCTTATAGCATTGTCAGCTCACGTATAAGATACAAGCTTAATGAATTTGGGCTGAAGCCTAAGATATTACTCACGTGCAATCCATCTAAGGGGTGGATATACAATCAATTCTACTTACCATACAA